TTATCTCCTAAATTAAATTCAAAGCCTTTGAACTCATTAGAGAATAGTTGCGTAGTTTTTTCATCAAACACTTTTGCTTTTGCTTGAGCTATTTGCTCTGCTTGTTTTGATTGTGTTTCATATTCTTGATAGAAGTTAAATGCTTTCTTATAATCTTCAGTTACTTCAGCTGAGTTAGACCCTAAATCAACTTTATATTGTTCCTTGAGATTATTTAGATAGTCTTTAGCTCTAAACAATTCTTCTTTTAATGCCACCTGTTTTTTCTTAATATCTCTTTCATCATCAATATCTTCATCAAAAGAATACTCTTCCTCTAATAAATAATCAATGTCAGCATCATCAAGATGTGGCTTTGTTTGTTTGTAGTACTCTTTTAATGTTTCAGTACTATCTGCTTTATCCCAGTCTTTGTTAATTTTAATGTAGTTATCTACACCATATTCCATTAACTTTTTTATATCTTCTGGAAGTTCAGCTTTTTTTTCACTCTGTGTAAGAACTTCGTCTAAAGACTCGTATTCTTTTTGATACCTATCTTTTAAATAGTTAAGTACTCTTGCGTCATCAATATCTGTCTCTTGGTTTTCCACCTCAACATTTTCTTGATTGTTTAAACTTTCTGAACCAGCTTCAAAATTATCTTGAATCTCTTGTTCTTTTTCTTGAATAGAAGATACCTCTTCGGCATCTACTGCTCTAAATTTCATTCCGCTCATATATTTGTATTAAATTAAATTTTTTGCAAAGGTATGTAATTTTTTATTACTCTACTTTAAACAAGTCATCCATACCACCAAGACTATCTTCCTCATTGAAATCTATAGGACTTAAATCTTGTTGTCTTTGATTTATCATTTTACTTTGCTGTGTTGCTTGTAACTTTGTTCTTGTATCTTTCCTATCTTCTTTATCCATATCTTTCTTATGAATTAAGTCCATCTCAGCTTGTTTTACTTGTCCTTGAAAACCTTGTTGTAATTTGATAAGCTCTGATTTATATTGAAACTCCATTTGCATTTTCTCCATTTCCATTTGATGCTTCATTTGTTCTAATTGAGCATCACCTTGAGATTCAGCTTGTATAATTTGAAGTTTACTTTGAGAAGTAGCTTGAGCAAGTTGAGCCTGGCTTTGTGCTTGGCTTTGCATTGTTTTAGCTTGTAACTCTTGGTCTCTCTCTTCTTTATGCTTTTTCTTAACTTTTAATAATTGAGATGCTATTTTAACATTTTTAACATTACGAATATCTATTGCATCATCTATATCAATTTTACCTGCTGCCAAAGCTGCTTGAATGTTTTGATTTAATAATTGAGTTTCTTCTTCATCAGGCATTAATGTAATATAAATACCAAAGTTATATAAATGTAGGTCTTTAATTTTATTGATAACATCTACACTACCTCCACCAATCATCAATGCAAAATCATCACGCATATCAGAATATTCTAACAAGTCAGACATTCTATAGCAAATACATTCAGCAATTCTTCTAGTCATAAATAAACCACTTTGAAGAATATGTCTTGTAGCAGTATTAGAGTTTAATGCAGCTAATTTTTGAAGACCAACTAAACTATTCTCATCTGGCATACTTCCATCACGAGCCTCATTAAGACCTGTGCTTTGACGAATCATATCAAGGTAGTGATTATACATACCAACAAGACTTTGTATCTTAGCATTAGCTCCTGAAGCTGTAAGCTCTTGAATAGGCATACGTGCATTATTAAACTCACCATCTTCTGTATAACTTCTACCTACAACACTTCCTGTTTGGAAATATAAGTTTAACGCTTGTTCTGGAGTATATGATTGACCATTTCCTAGATTAACACCATTTAAACCATCTATATCTAAGAACACCCCATCAGGTTTCATTCCAGAGATAACTTGTTGTAATTTTAAATGCGTAAGTTGTATTTGGTCTGCAAAAGGAATCATTCTTTTAACTAATGAATCTATTGCACCTCTATACATTCTTGGAGCAGACATTACATAAGGAGGATAAACTTTAGAGATTGAAGATTTAGGTCTAACCATATTCTTCATTAAATCCCACTTCAATAAATAATTAGTACCCATAACTAATACACCCTCAAACCAAACATCTATTCTTTTAGATATTTTTTCAAATTGAGCATCATCAGTTTTAGGTCCTTGAAAACTATCATCTCTCTTTACTACTTTATCTCCACCGTTAGCATTTTTCTTTTTCTTATATACTACGTTTAAATCTGTCTTATATGAGAAGAACAATAATGTTGCAGAATTATTTCTAATATTACCTCCTAATATAGTTCCTCCTTGAATGTTTTGATAAGCATCCCATTTAGAAGCCAATTTAGAAATCTCTTTAATTTCTTCTTGAGTTAATTTTGGATTTAATTTTTTAAGTTCTGTAATAGGAACATTTTTAACTTCTCCAAAATAATAACAATCTTGAAAAGTAGGATCTTCAGTTGGACTAAAAACCATATTGGCAGGATCGCAATACTCAATTCTAATCCCATTATGTGTATCAAAAGAATGTCTAACAGCTGATACACCCAATACAACCTGGTCTTCATCTGTTCTTCTTTTTATTAAATCGTAATTGTTTAAATTTAAAACATTCTCAATAGCTTTTTCTTCAGCAATTTCTATCTCATCTTTATAGAATTCCATGTGAAGGTCAAGCTCTGCTTTATCTTGAGGCATTTGTTCTTCAGGTATTGGATACATATCTATACCTAATAAATTCTTAGCATCTTTTAACAAAGGAGCAGCAATCATAGCTTTCTCTACCTCTGTTTTATAGTTATTCTTTTTGTCAGATGAAATATTATCTACTGCCTCTGCTTTAACCTCGTATTGTCTTGTAGACATTCCATTAACAACTATATCAACAAATTTTGGTATAATTGGAAGTGGTGTCCAATCTAAATTAAGATAAGAAATATCTCCATTAACAGACATCTCTTTTTTATATTTTTGAACAGATTGCTCTCCTCTTGCATATAATCTTAGTTTGTGAAAGTGGTCTCTTGTAGTGTAAAACCTTGAACCATTAAGAGATGTTTTTCTAAACCACTCAGCTTGAATGGAATGAGCAACAGACCTACCGTAATCTTCACTTTTCTTAATCTCATCTGTCGCCAGTTGGTCAGGAAAATATACATTAGGCATCGTTAAATCTTGATTCATATATGTGTCTTTATTTTAGTAATTCGCTATGCATTCCTTTATTAGAATATCTTGCAAAATTAAACATTATTTCCGAGTTATTTCTAATAGGTCTTGTAACGTATGTTTGGTTAGCCATAATTGCAAGACCACTACTAATAGTAGCATCAAATTTAGTACGATTAGCTATATCAAAATTTGCCCAATCTAGAAGTGTTCTATTAAAATACATATTCCCCATACTTCCTTCTTCTCTATATTCACCACTATAATCTATACCTACATATTGATTTATATATGCTTCAATAGCATTAGCTTGTAACTCAATAGTTTGTGTAGATGAAGGAATACCACCTAACTCTCTCTCTGATGGAGACAAATCATTCTTATGTTTATCAGGTCTATTTAATGAGAAACCACGAAAACCTCTATTGGTAAAATACTTTAATTGTCCAACTTTATTATTTTCTATAAGTATAGGCATTCCATAAAATACACAAGCCATTAAACAATTCTCATAAAATTCTTCAGATGTTCTTGGTCTTGCTATATACTCTAAAAAGAAATGGTTACTTGGTGCGTCATCCATATTGAATTTTGTAAGACCATGAAAAGAACCTTTAGAACCTCCACCACCTACAACTCCTGATATATCGTATGTATCACAACCAAAACTTCCTATGTGTGCATTACCTGGATATTTCTTTCCATTCTTTAATTCTATTCTATTACGCATCTCAGGTTTAGGAATCCATGATACTTTAAATTCACCATCTTTACTTGGTGTCCATATAACTTCTGTATCTTTAACACCATTTCTCCAAGAGAATTTACCTGTTGTAATAATCCTATTATGCTCAAGACCATCATTATAATCTACTTGTTCATATATCTTTGAAAGGTCAAACAAACTATTTTTAGCTTCATCACGAAATGCGTGTCCTTCTGTTCTTGGGTTTTGTCTATAAAACTCATTTAAAGCATCAGAATCTTTTCTTAAACTCTCTATTTTATTCTCAAAGAAATCTAATACACCATCGTATACCCAAGTTCCTTGAATGTCTTTTACTGGTTTATCTCCAGCTCTAAACATAGGGAAGCCATACAAATCTATATACCCCTCATAATTCCATTCCATAGGAATAAATAAAGCATATAGTCCACTTGTTGTTTGTCCATTCTTATCTCTATTTTTTACATCACTATCGTAATATAATTTTTTAAAGTTCCCACCACCATTTTCTTGAGAGTTACAAGTACTTCCCATCATACACTTACCTATAAGTTTTCTTCCAACTCTTAAACAAGTTTGTGTAACCCTCCAGTTATTTTGTATGTTTAATGGGTTTGTCCATTTACCACTCTCATCATGCACAAGTAATTTTAACTTTTCCCCATCATAACTATTGTCTCCTGTGTTCTTCCAATCAATAGAAGTATCTAAACCCTCCATTTCATCTTGAGCATCAGACATATTATTCTTGGTTATTTTAGATGCAGGAACACGATACGATAACTCTGTCTTAGGTTTATCCATACCATCCATAATAGGTTTAAAAAAGAAAGGATAATTACTTGAGATAGGAACTACTTTATCTGTAAACATTTTTTTAGCATCACCTCCTGTTTTAGAAAGAATACCAAGTCTACTATCTTTAGATATTGTTGCGATATTAACAAGCTCTGAACTACCCATAAAAGAAAAACCTGAACGTCTATTTTTTAAATAACACATTCCAAAACTTCTAGTGTCAGCCTTACATGCCTCCCAAAATATCCAAAATATTCTATTACTCTCTCTAAATTCAGGGAGACCAATATCTATTTTAGTCCATTGAAGATACATATAGTGGCTTCCTGTTATGTAAGATGGTTTTCCGTTATTCATAAAGAATGTTCCTTCATCTCTTTTATTAAACTCTTCTTCTATATAATCTACCCATTTACTTTTAAAATCTTTAGGCATATCATTCCATTGAAAAATAGTTTTTATTTTAGAGAGTTCTTTAGGATATTCATCGGCCTCCCAATATTGTTCCTCAGGTTTCTTGTCCCTAATTTTCACTTTATTTGGGACAGAAGGTAATGCTATTTTTAATCCTTGTATTTCATATACTTCTCCAATAGTACCATCTTTAGAAATAACCACTATATCATACTCTGGATTGTATCCATATACCCATCCATTTTTTTTATTAATTTTATCTACTTCTTTTTTTGGTATATAATCTAACAGTATGGAATAAATACTACTTTCCTTTGCTTCGTCTTTCTGCAAAGCTTTCAAACTTTGATTCATCTTTAGTAGTATTAGGGTTTTCTTCAAGTATATCTTGTTCTCTTTGTATTTTTTCTAAAATATAAAAAGCATCATCAAGAGCTTGTTTTTTTGCAAGTACAGCATTACGCATTTTATCAGCAGTAATATCTACATCATCATCAGATATGATTTCATCAGCAAGAACTTTTATTAACTCTGTAACTGATTTATAAGCAGCTTGAATAATCTGCTCTTTTAATTCTTTGTGGTTATACATTTAATTTAATTTTAAAAAGCAAAGGTATAAAAAAATGCCCTCTGATTTAGAAGGCATTTAATTTAGCAATTTTTACATCCACCACTTCCACTAGGACCTTTTCCAGAACCTCCTGATAAATCTCTAGATTTGTCTCTATTTTTTCTAGCAACTTCTTTAGATGATTTAGAAGCTCTATCTTTCCACTCAGACATTGTTTCTCCTGCTTGTTTGTACTTATCGTAACTTTGTTTAGTTACCTCATCTTTTCTTTTTTGTTGCCAAGTTCTTTGATCACCTTTAACTATCATTTTAGCAGGTTCAAACTGTGGATTTGTTTTAACAACACCAGCGGTTTTCATAGGTATCATAGTAGTTATTTCTCTCTCTCCTTTTGAACTAGAAACACGACTTGAAGAAGTAGGTTTTTTAGTTGAAACAACTTTAGAAGTAGTTTTTACATCTGGTTTAGAATTAGATGATTTATCTTCATTATTCCACTTTGTTATATAAGTAGTACTACCATTAGGATTTTTAACCTCAGTTTTTGTTACATTGTTTTTTGTAGGGTCTATCTTTGGTTCTTCTTTTGAAGAAACTTTATCTCCACTTTTATCAAAATTACTCATAATAGATTTTAATTTATCTATATCAGCATTTTTAAATCCTATTGAGTTATAATCTTCTGCCATAATTTTATTTTTTACAAAAGTAATGTTTTTAATTCAATTTTAAAACAATATCACTATCAGACATTCTATATAATTTTTCATCATCTATCTCAAATTCATATTCACTATTCTTTTTGAATGCAATCATATCTCCTTTTTTAAAGCCAATAGAAAGTAGTTTTTCATTTGCGTATACTAACTCTCCAATATGCTTCTCTTCTTTCTCTAAATCGTATAGTATACCTTCTTGAGTATTATCTATTGGTTTTACAAAACAATAATTAAGATGTGATATCCAATCATTACCATTTACATTTCTTGAGAGATATATTCTTTCAGGACTAACTATATAAACTCCATCTCTAAAAAACTCTGGAGAAGTAGTTGGTCTACCCCTCATATCAAAATAAATTCTAAAAATATTATGGTGTAATACAACTATGTCTCCAACACAAATATCCCCACTGTAATGTATAGGTAGTGATTCTACAATACCAAGTCTATTAACATATTTAGCAAGTTCTAATGAAGTGTTTATGGTGAATTCTACACCACCTATATTCTTGGTATTATTATATTTACTCCCATAAGGAGATATTATAAAATTGTATGGACTCTTCATTAATAGTTAATGTTAAATTCAACAAGAATAGGTAGATTTTTGTTTGGACTTTTCCATACAGATAGCTCTTTATTTTTATTCTCTATCCATACATAGTAATCATTACCATTATCAATAATAGCATGTATTGTATTAGACCCTCCTAATACTTCTTGTCCAACTATGTAGTGCATTGAATTTTTATAATCAAGACCAATAGTTATTTTTCTAATTTCTAATTTCATTATTATTAAATTATATTCTTTTGGCAAAAATACAAAAAAGTGCCGAACATATATTCAAGCACTTTTTATATCTTATATTGCGATATGCGTTATTAATTATAAACTCTAATTTCTATAGGAGTATTTGTTAAAAGCGAGTCTACTTGAGTTGATGAACTATCTTTAGTAACCACATCCATTTCATTATTACCTGATCTTCTAATTTTAATGTTTCCACTACTTACATCTATATTATCTGATATTGAAAAATAAGTTTTATCTTCTATAAAAAGTCCGTTGCAAGTTGTGTAATAAAAACCAGTTCCATCATAAAACCAATTAATATTACCAAGTGATAGTAAATTGTCTTGTAAGTAATTTTGTATTTTCATAGTTTTTATTATTTATTTGTTTTTATATTAAAAAGATATTATTACTACTAATCCATCTCCTCCTTTACCACCATTGCCTCCTCCTAAAAAACCAGCACCCCCTGCTCCTCCGCCAGATCCTATTCCACCATTACCACCATTACCTCCTACTCCAACAACTGAACTACCACCACCTGCTCCACCTAATGAATAAAATGGTTTCCAAGACGTAATTCCATCTCCACCATTACCACCATTACCTACAGTTGGCGCTGCTGCTCCTCCTGCTATTAATGGACTTATAGATGTTGCTAATATAGATGCTCCATTATACGCTATATTTGGGGTGTTAAATCCTGATGCTCCAGCTCCACAAGTTAATACTTGTGAGGTTAAAGGAGTTATATCTGGTGCTTGAATTGTTCCCGCACCTACTGCTGTTACTCCTGCAGTATTAAGAAAATTTGCTAAAGTTAAGAAATAAATATTTCCCTGTCCTGTAACTGGTTCTCCTGCAGCTGATACTCCAGTACCTGATGTTCCTACTGCAGCACCAGCTGTTCCTGATCCTGCTATTGAATTTGCACCAGCTATTATAGGTGTTAATGATACAAAACTTCTTGTTCCTGCAGTACCTGCTACTGTAGGTGTTGCTCCTGTTCCACCTACACCTACTTGTACATATAATGTATCTGAAAGTTGTTGTGAGTTATATAAAACTCTTGAAATACCTCCACCACCACCTCCTGTTGAGTATGAAAAATTAGCAAGGTTAAGTCCAGAAGCTCCACCTCCACCTCCACCAATGCACATTATCCAAACATAATTGCATTTTTTAGGTTTTGTCCAAGTTTGCCAAGCATTTGCACTACCATTTGTATAAAATATTTTTATGTCTTGCTGACTATTTGGTATATGAGATAAATCTAACATATTATAAACTTGTTGTTATTATTACAAATCCATCACCACCTCTTCCACCATTACCTGCGTTTACTCCTGTGTTAGTAGAAGCTCCTCCACCTCCACCACCTGTTCCTGGTGCTCCATTACCTCCATTACCTCCATTTCCTGCAGTTGAGCCACCTCCACCACCTCCACCATATAACATTAATATAGGTTTGTAGTAAATAGCTCCATTCTGCCCATTTGTATTTACAGGAGTTGTAGTTATACCTGGAAATACCCCTGTTGTTGTTGTAGCATTTCCTGAACCACCATTTCCAGTTCCACCTCCTCCTCCAGCAGCAACTATAAAATTAATAGGTGAACCAATACCTCCATTAACTGTTGATGCAGAATTTGAATTATTTCCAATTTGAAAAATATATATTCCTAAATTTGCAAAAATATTATTTGCAATTGTTGATGCAGTTTCTCCTATTCCTGTGCTACCTGCTGCTGTTGTTCCACCACCACCACCTGTTGCCACTGGTGCTATTCCTGAACGTACAACAATATTTGATACTGATGTTGTATCAGGTATTAAAGTTACAAAACTATTTTGTCCTGAAGTACCTGCTGTTGCAGTTGTTCCACCTAATCCTCCTGATCCACCTATTCCAGGTAGTATGTAAAGTATATTTGGAAGTAGGTTTGCATCTATAGTTAATCTTGCAGTAGCTCCACTACCTCCTCCACCACCTCCACCTTTAGGTGTAGAAGCTGATTGCAATCCACCGCCACCACCAGCACCTGAACCTTGACAAATAATATTGACAAGTTTAGCACCTCTTGGTTTTATCCATGTTTGCCAAGTTCCTCCATTGAAGAAACCTTGTACATTTGAATTTTGATTTTGAAAATATGAT